GGTCGGCAAGGGGGACGCCCTGGTCATCTATTCGCTGTCCCGTCTGTCCCGGTCAACGAAGGACACGCTGTCCCTGTCGGAAATACTTCAGAAGAAGGACGCGGACCTGGTCAGCCTGTCGGAAAAGATTGACACGACATCGGCAAGCGGGAAAATGGTCTTCCGTCTGCTGGCTGTCCTGAATGAATTTGAACGGGATCAAATATCTGACCGGACACGCTTCGCCCTGGCGCACAAGAAGGCCAACGGGGAAAAGACCGGCGGGACGGTCCCTTTTGGATATAAGGTCCGATCCGGGAAGCTGTCGCGCAACGCTGAAGAACAAAAAGCCGTCAGCCTGATCCTGGAATTATCCCGGAAGGGTCAATCGCTGCGGGGAATCTGTCGGGAACTGGAAGCCGCCGGGGTCGCCCGAAAGCAAGGGTCCTTGACCTGGCATCCGCAAGTAGTCGCTGACATCCTGCAAAGGGAACGAAAAGCCGCTTAAATACTACGTTAAAACCCGTCAACCTTCGGGCGAAGGCTGACAACAAAAAGAAAGGAAGGGAAGATTATATGAAAAAAAAGCTGACTGACGGAATGAAGCAACTGGTCGCGAAGGTCCCGGAAGAAGTGCATCGGGCGCTGAAGGTCCGAGCCGCTGAAGAAGGGAAGTCTGTCGCCGTTATAGTCGAAGGACTGATCCGGGCATATCTGACGAAGGGGGCGAAGTCATGACTGACCGCCTGAAAGAACGCATGGACAACGCCCAGGAAGCCGAAGCCGATCCTGATCGTCATCGCATGGAAGAAGCGATCCTGGCAACGCTGGCAAAGGCTGGGCCTGGTCATCCCTTCGCTGACACTTATTCCCTGGTTTATACATCCGGGGCGCTGACGTTTAGCCGGTCCGATCTGAAAGCTGTCGGGAAAATCCTTCACGAAGACATCTGTCTTCAAGGGGTCCCTGCTGACAAGGTCCTTCTTCGGGACAAGCTGCGGGCTGCCGGCGTAAAGGTCGCTGACGCTGTCCTGACGGACATCCTGGACGGGTCAAAAGCTGTGGACGCTGCGGTCGCCCGCCTATATATCGAAAAGCTGAACCGCCTGGACAAATATCACGCCCTTGATGAATCCGGTCAAGAATACCTGAAGGCAATCGAAACGATCAAGAAGAAAGGTCTGTCACCTGAAGAAGCCGTCCCGCAAGTTTTAAACTTCCTGACCGCCCACGCCGAAACCACGGGGATCATTCGCCCTTATGCTGTCGAGGCAATCGCCGCCGAAGGCTTCCTGGACGCCCTGGACGCCCGCCGCGCTGACGGTCGGGACTTCCTGGGCCTGGACTGTGGCTTCCGTCATTTAAACCACGTCTTAAACGGGCTGCCGGACGGGGTCATTATCCTGGCCGGTGCGCCGTCCTGTGGAAAAACCACGCTTGCGAAGCAAATCGCTGACACCGTCGCGGAAGTCGAAAAGGTCCCGGTCTTATTCTATTCCTTTGAGCAATCCGCCGAAGAACTGCGGATTAAATCGCTGGCACGTCTGGCTTCTGTGGACTCAAGACGAATCTGGAAAGGCCGGGCCGGGAATCTGGAATGGAAGAAGGTCGAAGCCGCCGCCGGTGAATACCTTCAAGGAACTGGCCCTTATCTGACTATTATCGAAGCCGGACGGAAGGACACGGTCGAAGCGATCCGCGCCGCTGCAATAATGGCGCAACGCAAAGCGGGGGGGGGAAGGGTCCTGCTGGTCCTGGACTATCTGCAAATCATCCCAGCCGGGAAGGAAGCGCCCGACGCTATTCGGGAAAAAATAGACGCGAACCTGTCCGAACTTCGCCGCCTGTCGCGTGACATGAAGTCGCCCGTCCTGGTCATATCATCGGAGAATAGGGACGCATACAAAGGCAATCCGAAGCCATCGCTGGCCGCCCTGAAGGAATCCGGGGGGATCGAGTATTCAGCCGACGCGGTCATTTGTCTGTGGCGTGACAAGGAAGAATCTGAACGCCTGACGGAAAAGTATAAACGCCTGACGGTCCGGGTTGAAGCGCACGTCCTGAAGAACCGCAACGGGGAACTGTCGAAGATAAAGCTGGACTTCACGCCTGAATGGTCGCTGTTCATGGAAAAGGACAAGGAAGACCTGGACTATGCCGCCGCACTAGGGGAATGACGGAAGGAAGGCATTATGGAAGACCATAAAGACAGAATAATAGAATTGCAAAAAGAAGGGGAATGGCGCTGGACGGGCGGAATCCCTTTGACGCTTCGCGTAACCGCTGAAACCTTCCAGAATATCGTGAAGCTGACGGACGGGAAGCACCACGAAGACGGGCCGGACCTTTTAACTATATCCGCGCCTTTCGGGGCTGCTGATCTTGACCTAATCGGGGAAAAAGACGGGGACATTGCCTTCAAGATAAAATCCTCTAAAGACAAGGTCTTTATAAACCGATCCTTTTCGACAACCTTCGCGCCTGGCCCTGATCATGGAAGTCTTCACTTTGTCATCGCCGGGGAAGTGAATGTCATTACTTTAAAAGATATGCCGCCGGAAGACTGGCCGGTCATCAAGGGGACATTAGAGCAACGAAATATGATGTTAGGGCTGGCTGTCCCTGAACCAAAAAAAGGGGCAATTCCTTGTCCTGGACGCGCTGACTTTTTTCACGTCCCTGGTCGCCTATTTGACACGCCGCGCAACGCAACCGGAAAAGGAAAGCAAGAAGACCTTCCTGCAATCAATCGCTGGTATCAACAAACCGCCTTTAACCGGACCGTCGGAATGGCCGCCGCCGCGCTGACGAAGACGGAATCAAGGGAAGCAATCCTGGACTGGCAAGAAGCAACGGTCGCGGAAGTCGCGGACCTGGTCTTTTGTCGTTCTGAAGAAGGGACACCTGCCCGCGGTCAAAACCGGGAAGACATCCTGAAAGCCTTTGAAGCGCTTCGGGCGATCCCTGTCCCTATTGTCAAAATAGACTGGAAACAAGTCGGGACTGACAGGAATCCGCGCTGGGTCAAGGAATATAAGCTGCGAACCGCTTCCTTGCTGCAATCATATGGCGCTGTTTTTGTGGAAAAGGCAACGGGAAAACGGGTTGACGCCGGTGATCCGGGCTATAAGAAAGACCTTAAAAAAGGCAAAGCGGACCGCCGAAAGACCATGAAGGAACTGGTCGCTATGAATCCCGCTGACAGTATCCTTCATTCATTTCCCGCTGATCGTTTCACGCTGACAGGCTTTGAATGGCGCTGGAATACTGACATCGCTGAAGACTTCATCTGTCCACAAGTCGCCCTTGATGAAAAAAACCGCCCACGCCTGAAGCTGACGAAGGGCCGTCATATTGAAGGAAGCCGCTTTATAAACCTACACCGCCGATATTTTGTCGTTCAAAAGCACCTTCGGGAAGCTGGGTCAACTTACGCGCCGCGCCTTTTAGATTTTATCGTAAGTGAGAAAACGCATATTAAAAGCCACGGGAAGGGCGCTGTTTGGATTGGAATCGAAGCGGATAAAGTCATTAAATGGCTGGGATTATGGTCGGAATATGAAGAACGTCCGAAGCACGTCCTGGAAGACCACGTCGCGCCCGCAATCATGCTATTGATAAAAGAAAAGGTCATGCTGCCGGAATCCTGGTTAATGCCGCAAAAAGACAAGAACGAAGACCGCCGGAAAAATCCATATTACCGATGGAAAGTCGCTGAATTATGGACAACCGTCGCCCTGGTCCCTGAAGACGAAGCGAAAGAAATTGAAGACGAGCTGGTCAAGCAAGCCGAAGAAGAAGCCGCCGGGTCCAATTCGCAACCGGAAAAGGATCAATTAAACCTTCCTGGCATTATCGAAGACGCCCAGCCTATCCCTTCCGGGGCTGACATCCGGGCCGCAAGGGAAGCCGCCGGGGTCAACCTTCGAGACTTCGCCCGCATAGTCAACGGTCCCGCTTTTAAGACCTGGTCGAACTATGAAACCGGGAAGCCGATCCGGGTCGGAAGCATATCGCCGGAAGTATGGCAAAGGGTCCGGGACTTCATCGCTCAGCACGGGGAAAAGGGGCAATCTGTCACATGACGGGCAGGAATCTGTCACATGACGGGAAACTTACACAAAACTTACACAAGAATTTGATATAAATAACATGAACTTACGGGCGCGGCGAAAAAGGGGTTTTCGGATACTATCATTAAGATAGTAGCAGGGGCTTCCCTGACGGTCGCCCTGCTTAAAAAAACCACCGGCACGGGACAACCGGGGCCGGTGTAGGGAAAGAATGAATTATGTCTGACCACGAACATATTGACACGCTGAAGGCTGCCGGCGATCCTCAAAGGGTCGCCGTCGCCCTGGGCCTTCATGGTCGGGGGAATCGCTTCCGCTGTCCTGATCCTGGCTGTGTCCCTTCTGACGGAAGGCCGCCTGATCTGTCCCTTTCGGTCGGGGATAAGGGCTTTGTCTGTCATCGCTGCGGGCTGAAGGGGGACATCCTGAAGCTGATCGAAGTCGCCGCCGGGCTGGACTTTCCGTCCGCTGTCCGCTGGCTGGAAAACCTGACGGGAATCCCGTCGCCTGTCCGTCATAAAAAAAGAATAGGGAAGACCACGGGCCGGGGGGGGATCGTTCAACCTGGGTCAACGTCGCAAGCCGTCCGTCCTAATCCGGTCAAGACCACGGGTCCCGCTGCTGATCCTGCTATATATGAAGCCTTCCTGACCGCCTGTCGCCCTGTCGAGGGTCGCGCCCTGGAATGGCTGACAAAGGGGAAAGGGGTCAAGGAAGAAGTGGTCATCGCCCTGGGCCTTCGCTTCTGTGGTCGGGAATATCTGGACGTTATGAACGCCCTGACGGAACGCTTCGGGGAAGACGCCCTTCAAGCTGCCGGACTATTGAAACGGAATCAAAAAGGACGCCTGGTCCCTTCCTTTTGGTATTATTACGCGAAGAAAGCGGGCTTCCTGGTCATCCCGTATCTGCTGGACGGTCGCCCTGTATATCTGAAGGCACGTCCGCCCGTATCGAAGGAAGACGCGGAACGCCTGGGCCTGGTCCGCTTCCTGAATACCGCCGCCGCTGTCCCTTGTCTGTATAACGTGGACATCTTGAACGCCCAGCCGGGAAGGGTCCTGATCTGTGAAGGGGAATCTGACACCTGGACGGCGCTGTCTTATGGCTTCGCTGCTGTCGGGTCGCCTGGGTCGAAGGGCTTCAAGGAAGCCTGGGTCGAATCCTTCCGGGGCCTTCAGGACGCGGGCGGACGGTCAAGGGTTTATCTGGTTATGGACGCCGACAAAGCCGGGGAAGAAGGGGAAGTGGTCATCGCTGGTTTATTTAAGACTGCCGGGCTTCCTGTCCCGCTGAAGCTGATCCTTCCGCCGGGAATGGACTTGACGGACTACATGAAGGAAGGAAAGAAGGAATTATGAACCTCAAGGGAAGCACCGGACCGCTATCAAGGCTGTTATCAAATGTTGGGCCGAACGAATAAGGATAAATTATGGCAGTTCTGATAGAAGCAATTTCAGTAGTCGTAAAGGCAGACTCACTCCTAAAATCTTTCAATGGTAACTGGGAAGCCTTTAAAGAAATTGTACCAAACCAAACTCTATGTGCGGATAATGAAATTGTTCGTGTAGGGTTTATGACACCCACTGATGTTGAGTCATTTATCAATAAGCTTGAAAAACAGGGTTTGGTATTCATCCGGAATGGTGACTCAGTAGACATTTGCGTTGTAGATCAACTAAAAGGACCAACTGTAAAATGTAGCTGGATTGAGTACGGTCATATTAGCATGAGTAATGCGGGCCACAGAGTGGCAGCATGTCGCTTAGTTGGAAGCAAATTAATGCAAGTTGTGACACCCCCAGGATGGGTGTATGAGAAATCATTAAGCTCATCTTATGGTTATGTTCCAACAGGTCACAAAGATGGAGGATTGAAGTATTTAAGACATGAAGATGGTCTAGATGTTTATCTAAACACACTTACGGGCGCAGAGGTATATGTGGGTCGCACAGGAGAATCATAGCCCAACCCGTCGCTCAAGCCGATCGCTGCCCGCTGGGCAGCTCCGGCTTAGCTTTTCGTTATCATTCAGAATCACCCGCGCGTGCGCGTATTGGGGGCAAAACTCACGGACAGATGCTTCCCGATAAGCCTACTTAGAGGGCGCAGGTATAACAGGGCAAAGAAGGCACCGCACAGGCCAGAGAAAGGGGATCAAAATGACCCCCTTAATCCGCAAAAGACCGCCCACCGTCCCGCGCGTGCGCGTATTGGGGGCAGCTTTTGACAACATTGTCAAAAGGTGTACCCACTCCCACCGTCCCGCGCGTGCGCGTATTGGGGGCAGCTTTTGACAACATTGTCAAAAGGTGTACCCACTCCCACCGTCCCGCGCGTGCGCGTATTGGGGGGAAATGTTCTTGTCGGGTACATTTCCATATTGATCGCCCACCGTCCCGCGCGTGCGCGTATTGGGGGGAAAACTACCGAAGGGGGACTTTATGACGGAAGGAATGAATTATGGAATTATGGAAGGAATGAATTATGGGGGTATTTTTGGGGGTATCTCTGAAAATGGCAAAGTTAAAATATGCAATGTTTCAATAAGATAGGCCGTCAGTTCGAGTGCTGGTATAGCTATCGAATGACAAAAACAGGGGGAAACGGTCATGAAAATAGTCGCCGTGGTCAACAATAAGGGCGGGGTCGGGAAGACAACGTCCGCCGTCAATCTGTCCGCTGGCATCGCCGCCGGGAAGAAGAAGGTCCTGCTGGTCGATCTTGACGCGCAAGGGTCCGCTTCGCTGTCCCTGGGCCTGACAAGGGGCGATCTGTCGCCGGGGTCCGCTGAAGTCATCCTTGAAGGACATCCGATCCGGGAAGCGATCCGCCCGTCATCGGTCAAGGGGCTGGACATCCTTCCGGGGTCTATGGCGCTGGCTTCTGCTGACCTGGTCCTGTCTGCTGTCGCTGGTCGGGAAGTGGTCCTGAAGGCCGCCCTGACGCCGATCCTGGCGGACTATGACTTCGCCGTCCTGGACTGTCCGCCTTCCCTGGGGCTTCTGACGGTCAACGCCCTGACCGCTGCGGACTTTTTTATTGTCCCGGTGACACCTGATTATTTATCCCTGGAAGGACTGGTCAACCTTCTGGACGCTGTCGAAAGGATCAAGAAGGGAATCGGAAAGGCTGCCGGTCTGCTGGGAATCCTGCTGACGCTGGCTGACTATCGCCTGAACGTCACGGAAGAAATCGGTCAAATGATCCGGGGTTATTATGGCCGCCTAGTCTTCAAGGCTGAAATTAGGGGCAACGTCCGCCTGAAGGAAGCGCCGTCCTTCGGGAAGACAATCTTCGATTATGACAACGGGTCCGCCGGTGCGGAAGCATATCGGCAATTAACGAAAGAAGTCTTGAAAAGAATCAATAAATAGTTTATTCCATAATGACGGAAGAAAGGAAGGGTTGACTTATGGCAACGGGAAAGAAGGCGCTGGACATCTTCACGCCGACAACGGGGAAAAAAGCGAAGTTAGGGGTCGAGGTCCCGGAACGGATCGAAGGACGCCCACGGGCTGCCGAACCTTATCAAAAGGTCACGGTCACGCTGTTTGACAGACAAATCCTTCACCTGGACAAAGCCGCCCTGGTCATCCGGGAAAGGACGGGTCAAGCTGTTAGTCGCGCTGAACTGATCCGGGCCATATTAGATAAGGCTGCCGGTGAACTGAAGCCGGAATCGCCGGACTTTGACAGGAACGTCCGGGGACTTTTTCCCATATTAACGAAAGGAACTGACGAATGAAAAATGCAAATGACAAGGAACGCTTTATTGAATTGAGGGCGGAAGGCCGGTCCTATGCTGACATCGCCGCCGCCCTGAAAATATCGAAGCCGACGCTTATCGCCTGGGGCAAGGACCTTCAAAAGGAAATCAGCAACGCCCGGACGCTTCGCATGGATGAACTTTTTGAGAAATACGCGGTCGCTAAGTCGAAGCGGGTCGAAGTCTTCGGAAAACGCCTGGACGCGATCCTGGCGGAACTGGACACGCGGGACCTGGCGGACGTCCAGACGCCTGTTCTATTGACGCTGGCGCTGAAATATGGGGAAAGTTTGCGGGCTGAATATGAACCATTAAAGCTGCTGGGGGATGAAATGGACTGGCTGGACATCAAAAACACGGAAACGGCAGCCTGGCCAGCTTGACCGTTACTTGTCCGTTACTTAACCGTTACTAATGCGTTACATCAAGCAGCATCAAGATATGATTCAAATGATGTGAGCTTTGTCTCAGGTGATACAGAGCTATACAAAATCGTATTAAGTACGAATTTGCAAGACGCCAATATCTGCGAGTTCCTTCTTGTCACTCGCGCTATACAAAATCGTATTAAGTACGAATTTGCAAGAAGCCTACCGTGACAAATGTCAATCTAATTTACATTTGCAAGAAGCCTACCGTGACAAAACCGACAAATTGTCGGATTTGCAATCAGGGAACCTTAAAGAACCTAAAGACTAAAAGCAACCGTGGGCATAGGTCTGACTTAGTCGCAAATAGGACTAAGTTAATGACATCCTGCCTTCAGTCTGTCCGTCTATCCATAATAAACAAAGTGAAAATATATATTGACATTTATATAATCCGGGCTTATTATTAGTCACCATTTACGAAGGGGGACGGGAACCATGAAGGCAATCGGATATATAAGGGTCAGCACACAAGGACAAGTCGAAGACGGGGTCAGCCTGGACGCGCAAGAAGCAAAGGTCCGGGCCTGGGCTGATCTGAACGGCGCTGAAGACGTGGTCATCTTCCGCGACGAAGGAATATCAGGGAAGCGATCTGACAACCGTCCCGGTCTTCAATCCGCGCTTGACACGGTCGGCAAGGGGGACGCCCTGGTCATCTATTCGCTGTCCCGTCTGTCCCGGTCAACGAAGGACACGCTGTCCCTGTCCGAAATACTTCAGAAGAAGGACGCGGACCTGGTCAGCTTATCGGAAAAGATTGACACGACATCGGCAAGCGGGAAAATGGTCTTCCGTCTGCTGGCTGTCCTGAATGAGTTTGAACGCGATCAAATATCTGACCGGACACGCTTCGCCCTAGCGCACAAGAAGGCCAACGGGGAAAAGACCGGCGGAACTGTCCCTTTTGGATATAAGGTCCGCGCCGGGAAGCTGTCGCGCCACGCTGAAGAACAAAAAGCCGTCAGCCTGATCCTGGACCTATCCCGGAAGGGTCAATCGCTGCGGGGAATCTGTCGGGAACTGGAAGCCGCCGGGGTCGCCCGAAAGCAAGGGTCCTT